TTAGATGAGCGACGCAGCATCGATGCCAGCCGCCGGCGGGTTCTCGGGCGAGCCCTCGCCCGCGGCTTTCTTCGCCGCGGCAGCCGCCTTCGCCGCCGCCTTCACCACGGCCTCTTCCTTCGCCTTGACGTCCTTCAAGGTTTCGACAAACCAGGCCTCGTCGCCCTCCTTCTCGGCGTCGCTGGCGAACAGCGCGGCGCCGGCACGACGGGCGCCGAACGCGACGTCGTCATCGACCTCGCCGCCCTTGAGATCCTGCGGCCAGCCGGCCGGCCAGGTCTTGCTGACCCGGTCGTTGATCTGGTGCGTGTACTCGGCGACGAACTTCACAAAGCGCATGGGAGTCCTCCCCAAAAAGCATGGCCGGGCGGTCCGCCGAGCGCGCGAGCGGCCGAAGGTCAAAAGTGCGATTGCGCGAAGCGCCCCACGCTCAGGTGAGGCCGGCGGTGCCGGCGCCAGTGCCCGAGTTGCCGTTGATCAACAACAGCGGCTTGTTACAGATCGGCAACGGGTTGGACTCGGTGTAGATGTCCCACCGGCGATTGAACTTCTCCGGCGCCATCTTGCCATAGAAGCGCTGGCCGGGCGTGTTGACGGTCTCCATGAAAGTCGCCGGCGCCCAGAAGGTGTCCATCGAGAAGCTGGTGCCCATGGGCACGAAGCTGCAGGTGCCGGCCGGCAGGAAGTTGATCGTGGTCACCGTGCCGTCGGCCGCCTCGTTGCCGGCATAGGCGCGATACTCCTCGAACCAGATGCCCTGGAACGGGAAGCCGCGCGGCCGCTTGCCGGTCATGGTGAGGTCGTCGGCGATCGGGTTCATCGCCATCTGCGCGGTGTAGAGCTGGAAGGCTTTCAGCACCGTCGCATTCTGCAGCATGTTGTCGAAGAAGTCGGGCGCGCACAGCGCCAGGACGCTGGTCATGGTATCGCCGAGCAGCTTGTCCTGGTACCAGCGCTTCACTTGGTTGCAGAGATGCACGACGTTGTAGGAGTTGCCGACCCAGTCGAAATAGATCTGCGGCCGGGTGAGCCCGAACGTGGTGAAGAGGTTGAGCAGCACCGTGGTGCCGTCGGCATCGTACAGGATGCCCTGGGCGGCTCCGGCGCGCAGATGCTCGATGGTGATGTCATGCTTGCGCCGCATGGTGAGCAGCTTGCGGTTCACCACATTCATCGCCGTTTCCATCTGCACTGGCAGACCGAAGGCGCGCACGTTCTGGACCTCGTCGGCGGTGACGGCATCCTCATGCGGGATGTGCACCGGCGTGAAATTCATGACCGAGCGCCGGCCGACGCCGCCGAGGCTCGCCGGGCCGCCACGAGGGCGGGTCGGCAGGATATTGAGCTGGTTGTTGCGCAGCTCGATCGCCACGGTGGTGGTCGGGATGGGACGGTCGGGGAAAATGTCGAGCTCGCCGAGCCGGCCCCACAGAGGCGGGATCAGATCGACCGCCCGGCTCAACTCCGTCACCGAGAAGGCGTTGGAATTGAAGATGTCGAGAATCATGTCGGGTTCCATGACGGCTCCGATGTCTTAGGCACTTGGAGGGGACGCCGGACCCGCCAGGAGGCGCGGCTAGGCGAGGCGAAGGAAGCGAACGTCAGGCCGGCGCACCGATGGCGATCAACTTGCCGTACAGGCTTGCATAGGCGGCGTTCTTTTGGGCCTGCGTCGTGACGCCGGCGCCCCATACCAGGAACGCCGTGCTGATCACCGCGAGCCCGGTGAGAAGCACGACGTTGGGGACGTCGGCGAGCGTGGCGTCAGCATCTTGCAACAGGATCGCCGCGGCAGTCTGCGTGCCGTCGCCGGCGGCGGGATTGTACGGCAGATATTTGCCGGAAGCGGTCACCTGGCCGAGCACGGTGAATTTCGACACGACGCCGGCGGCGGCCGACGAAATCGTGCCGAGCTGCCGGCTGATCTGGCGAAACGGTTCCTCCTTGATGAGGTCGGCAAAATATTTGCCCTCGGTGAGCGTGGTCATGGTCGCGGTCTCCTGATCGACGCGAAGGCTTGCGGGGAGAATTGGACGGTCAGCCGACCGAGCGGCGAGTGACCTTGAGGCCCTTCACCATCTCGGCCATCTGGCCGGACAGGCTGGGCGGCTTCTTGTCGTCGCTACCCGAGAAGCCCGGACCCGGCACGGCTGCGGCGACGCGGTCCATGATCTTTCCGAACGCCGTTCGCTCTGTCGGCTGCAGCGGCGCCGCCTCGGCGAGCGCGCGAATCTGCTCGCCCGGCAAGCCGGCGGTGCGCGCGTCGAGCGCCAGCTGTACGGCGACGGCGCAGCGATCGGGATCGAGACCGTTGAAGATGGTGGCCATACGCGATTGCTCGGCGGCGACGCCACGGCGATGCCCGGCGGCGCGCAGCGCGTTGCGCCGGCGCTTGGCCTCGCGCTCATCTTCGGAGTCCTCGTCGTCGTCCTCCTCGTCCTCCTGGCGCTCCTCGTCAGTCTGCTCGTCGTCGCTTGAGTCGCGGGTCTTCTTGTTGCGCCGCGCCTCGTCGTCGCCGGCACGGGCGAGCTCACGCTGCTCGGCGGCCGAACGGCGCGGACCGAGGCCGAGAAACCTGGTGAAGTTGGCCATTTGAGAACTCCTTTTTCGGCGGAGCGAGGTCAGGACAAGAGGTTGATGAAGCCCAGCAAGGCGTCAGCCGGCGCCATTACGGCGTCGATCAAGCCGCGGCGTTCGGCGTCCGCTGCGAGGTAGGTGTCGGCTTCGGTCGCCTTCACCTTGGCGAGCTCGAGGCCGCGTCCACGCGCGACCTGGGCCAGGAATTGGTCCCACACCAGGTCGATCTCGGCCTGGATGGTCTTGCGCACCGTCGGCGGCAGCGGCTCGAAAGGATTGCCGTCAGCCTTATGCTTGCCCGAGAAGATCAGCGAGACGTCGATGCCTTGCGTCTCGAGCGCCTTCGACCAGTCGGCGTGTGCGACGATGACGCCGATCGAGCCGACCAGGCCGACCGACGACGCGGTGATGCGATCGCAAGCGACCGCGAGCGCATAGGCAGCCGAGCACGCCATGCCGTCGACGATCGCCAGGATCGGTTTGTCGCCGCGCGAGGCAAACACGAAGTCGGCGAGATCAAAACACCCGGCCACTTCGCCACCCGGCGAATCGATGTACAGCGCAATGCCGTCGATCTCGGCGTCGGCGAGCGCCGCCGCTATCTGCGTGCGGATGCCGTCATAGCCGGTCATGCCGCAATAAGGCCCCAGCGTGCCGTTCTTGTTGACCAGCGTGCCGTCGACCTCGATCAGCGCCACGTTCTTGACCGCGGGGAACGCCTTGTCGCGCTCCCAGCGCTCGAGGCCAAAGGGCAGCGAGGCGATGCGATCGCGCGGGCCATCGTCGTCGTCCATCGCCAGCATCGGTGACCGATCCTCGAGCACCGAGCTGCGCGCCAGGAGGCCGGCGAGCGTCGTGAGGAACGCCAGGCCACTGCGTGGCTCGAGCAGCAGCGGCCGATGGAAGGCGCGCGATGCGATGTGGGGATAGAACATCACTCGGCGTCCTTCTGCTCGGGCTGGTCGTCGCGCTCGATCGAACCCGTCGTCGCGAGATAGACTTTCGACGACGTGTCGCTCAGCCCAAGATGCTCGAGAACGTCGTTTTCGTAAGCGCGCTGCTCGGCGACTTCGAGCCAATCGGCGCCCTGCTCGGCCGCCTCGTTCTCGAGCGTCGACAGGCCGGCGTCGATCTTCATGACCGAGGCCTGCACTTCCTTGACCGGGTCGATCCAGCCGCGACCGGGCCCGATCCAACGGCAAGCAATCCAGTCCGACCGCGCGTCGTAAAAGCCCGGTGCGCCCGGCGGCATGGTGATGTCGCCGAGGTCGATCGCCTCCTCGAGCCAACACGCATAGACGATGTCGGCGAACGAGCTCGCCATGAAGCCGCCGCGACCGGTCAGGAACTTCCAGGACTCGAGCAATGCCGCTCGAGCGGAGCTGTAGTTGGTCCGACTGTAGTCACGGCTGACCTGCTCGTAAGAAAGCCCGGTCGACGCCGCGACACGCCGCAGGAATGCTGCCTCGAATTCGGCGAACTGCGCGGCGGCGGGCCGCACCGGCGCGTTGAACTTGAGATGCGTGCCCGGCGGCAGCACCGGCACCTTAACGCCGCGCAGGCGCATGTCGATGTTGGGCGGCAGCACCTGGCCAGTCGCCGGATCCTTGCCGAAGACCTCGCCGGCGAGCTCGGCGTCGGCCATGGCGAAGTCGGTCTCGATCGTGGTCGCATAAAGCGAATTCAGGATCGTGCTGACCGCCTCCCCCCGCTCATAGACGTCGAGCAGCCGCAGCGATTCTATGATCGCGGCCATCGGCGGCTTGCCTCGCACCTGGCCGTCGCGATCGGTCTCGAAACCATGGATGACCAGCGGGCGTCCCCATGGCGTCTCCCGCGGCATGTAGGTCCAGGTCGCAGTCGCCAAAGCGTTGGGCCAATCGGCCGGATGGGCATCGCGAAAGTGGTAGCCGAGCGGCTCGCCGGTCTCCGGCACGATGCGGATGCCCTGCCGCAGGTCGCGCTGCTCGGCCTCGCCGTAGGGATTGCTCAGCCGATCGGGATCGATCAACTGCACCGCCGTCGAGTAGCGCGCGCGACCAGGTCCAATGCGGTCGGGCAGCCATTTCAAGGTGGCCGTATGCTCGCCGGCTTGGAACCAGGTGACGAATTGCGCGCGCAGCAAGCCCGAGAAACGGTTGCGGCGCGCGGCGTCGATCCAGCAGCCGGGGTCCTCGGCATAGGAGCGCCATTTGGCTTCGACCTGGCGGGCCCACTTGGCTGCGGCCGGAAAATCGATGCCGAGCGCGTGCCAGTTGGGCCGCGGCGCCAGGCGCCAACGCGCCCCGATGACCGAGTCGACCTGGGTCTGCTTGACGCCGGCGGCGAATCCGTTGTTGCGGACGATGTCCTGGGCGCGCGCGACCAGCGGGTCGCGCTGGCCCCACAACTCGGACGCCGGCGAGGTAAGCGACGGGAACCAGCCTCCGAGTTCCTGGCTCAGCGGATCGGCGCCGCGAAACGGCATATTGAGCGTGGCCCAATGGCCAGAGGCTTCACGCTTCGCAGGCAGCGATTGAACCGGCGCGCGCATCGGTTGGCCATCTGCGTCGAGAATCGCCATCAATGGCCCCCGACCTGGAAGCTAAAGGGACGATTCGTCGAGACCCCCAGCTGGCGCTTGAGCTGGGCGATGTAGGCCTGCAGCTTGCCGGCGTCGGCCGCGGTGTAACTCACGGTCTTGCCGCTCGAGCTCGAGACCGAGACGACGCGCTGGCCCGTCATCAGGTCCTGCAGGGCTTGCTCAGCCGCGTTGAGCCAGGCCTGCAAGGTAGCTTGGTCGGCCATGAGCCTTGCCTCAGAGGTCGATCACGAGTGGTGGCGGGCGAACGACGTTCACCAGCGGTGTATCGATGACGGCAGATCCGATGGGTGCAGTCGGCGCCGGGTCGGGCTGCTGCGGCGCGTCGAACAGCGAGCGCTGCTGCTCACTGGCGCGCCGCAAATGGCGCTCGAGCCAATCCCAGTCAGCCGGGCCCTTCTTGCTCAAGCCGAGCTTCTCGGCCATCGCCTCGGCGTAGATGCTGCAGTCGAGCAAGTGATTCATCTTGCCGACGACGTGCCAGCCCTGGCGCTCGCGCCCGGTCTTGCGATCGCGTGCACGGTGGAACACTTCCGCGAGCAGCTGCTCGAAGTCGTCCTCGGTCCAGTCCTGGCTGAAGTGGCAGGAGCCCGGCGGGTGGCTGAGCTCCTCCGGCGCCTTCTTCACCGCGAGCTCGCCATAGAAGCGCGCCTTGAGCGACCAGGTGCCGACCGGATAGGTCTTGCTTCCGCGACGCCGCGCCCGGCCGCGCTCGGAATACTCGCGCAAGGTCGTACGGCCGAGCCAGGCCGGAACCTTCCAACCCTCCTCGCCGCGCACCGCATGGCAGCCGATGCGCATCTTGCACCATTCGACGACCACTTCCGTCTGGAAGTTGGCGTCGACGGCAAGCGCTTCGATCGCCCGATCGACGCCGAAGGCGTCGCGGAACCTCTTCTGCCGCACGACGTCGAGCGCGCGCCAGGCGGCGCCCGAGCTGGTCCCGGTCTCGCCGTCGAGAAAGCCGTGCTCGAGGCTCCAGCTCTGACGATCGCGGCCCCAGCCTTTGACGTGATACCAGATGCCGTCGGCGCCTACGTCGCAGCCTGCCGAGATCATCAGCACACCGGGAGGCACGGTGCCCGGTTCCCAAGTCTCGCGGCGCTCCATGAGCTGGGCCGCCTTCGGCCGGTCGCCGGCCTCGTCCCACGGCTCGCCCAGCCACAGATTCACGAAGGTCTTGAGCTTCTCCGGATCGTCGCGGCATTCGAGGAATTCCTGGACGGCCTTGTCCCAGGTCGTCACAGGCGAATAGAGCGCATTGATCCGAAACGACGGCTCGCGGCCGGGCAGCGGCCTGGCGTGACGCCACTCGCCGCGCGCGTCCATGTCCTGCAGCTGCCAGTTTTCAATGACGCAGCCGGCGGCTTCGCAAACGTAGTGCGCGCGATAGGGCGCCGTCGTGTTGAACTTGAGTCCGAACTTCTCCTGCGGCCCGCCCCACTTGAGCGTCTGCATATGGCCGCAACTCGGGCAAGGGACGTAGCGCTCGCCCTGCGTGCCGTCTTCCCACTGCCGCCAGATCCGAGATACCGACTTGATGGTGGGCGTCGAAACGTCGAGCTCCTTGTCGGCGCCGATTTTTTGATAGCTGATCTGCCGCGCGCGAGCCATGCGAGCCGGGTCGCCTTGGCCAGCGACAGTGAGCGGAAATTCATCGAAGTCGTCGCAGATGAGAACCTTGATTGACTTCTGGCGCAGGCCGGCCGCCGAGTTGGCGCCGGTGATCACGATCGACCCGCCCGGGAAGCGCTTGCGCTTCATGGTGCTGCCGTCGCGGCCGCGAATCACCTGCGCCTGGATCTTGCGGCGCACCCGCTTGGTCACTTCGATCGACGGCTCGAGCTTCTCGTTGGTCCAGTCGCGCGCGGCCTCGATCGTGGGATGCACGACCAGGACCGGCGCCGGCGCCGCGTCGACTATCCAAAACAGCGCGTTGGTGATGATCTCAGAGCCGCCGATCTGCGCCGACTTCATGAACGTGACGCGCCGCGCCGGGTGGTCGGCCGCCAGGCAGTCGATGATGTCGACCAGGTACGGCGTGCGTGCGTTGCGCCATTTGCCGGCATGCGCCGAGGTGCCCTCAGCAATCACGCGGTATTTCTCGGCCCAGTCCGACGGCTTGATCGGCGGATCGCGCCGTAGGCCTTGCCTCCAAGCGAGGCGGACGACCCGTCGCGCCGAGCCGAGGCCCGGCAGCAGCCTACGGAGCTGCGCCGGCGCCAGCGTCGCGAGGTTGCTGCCCGTTGCCGGCTGCGTTGGCTCCATCGTCGAACTCGTCGCCCGTTTCCGCTTCGAGCGCCCGCTCGACCTCGTCGAAAGCCCTACCCGAGCGCTGGCTCAACCAGATGCGCAGCTCGCCTTCGGTGCGCTGCTGCGCCACGAAGGCATAGAGCTCCGCCGCGCCATCGGCGACAAAGGCAGTGACACCGTCGCGCGTCTGCCGGGCGATGGTGGTTTGCGCATTCTCGACTTCGCGCGCCAGGACCAGCAGCCCCTCGTCCTCAGCGAGCTGCCGCACCAGACGGCGGTTGCGCAGCTGCCGCTCGACGACCTGCTGGCGCAAGAGGCCTGAGGGCTCGCGCGGTGCCGGCGCCGATGTCGAACGCCGTTCGCCAGCAGGCCGCGAGTCCTCAAGCTCGTCGTCCTCGAGCTGCGGGGCCGCCGGCGGCGCAACGTCATCGCCTCGCCGGCGCATCAACGGGTTGACGTTGCTCGACCAGGCGGCGCGCACTTGGTCGACGTCAAACAACGGATGCCCGCGGCCGTCGCGATCGGCGATCGGAATTGATCCCGCGGATGCCCGCTTGCTGACCGTGCTCTTGGATACGCCCAAAGCGTGCGCGAGCTGCTGAACACCGAGAAGGGCCATGATTAGGATCGAAACCGAAAAGCGTGGTCGTTTGCTTCGGGACCGACTCCGGACATCAGTCACACTGAGCGATTCGTCAGCGATTGACCCAAAGCAGACATGAGCGCTTGTGGTGCAGCACCTGCTCGACCGAATTGGTGGATCAAATGTCGTCTTGGGCGTCGGGGTGCCGCGAAAACGAACGGGAGCACGACTCAGCCCATCTGCGGCTTGAGGGGACCTCGCCGCGTGCTACTGTCTAGGCTGTTCGAAGGTCATCTGGGGAATGTTGGCGGATACCGGCAACACTGTCGGAGGAGAGAATGGCGCACCACCATATCCATATCGATCCGGCACTGCCGCTCGCCCGCCAGGCCGACAAGGGCCACAACCGCTGGCATCCCGACATCGCTCCGGCGATCCGCATCGCCTCCGGCTCGTCAGTCGAAATGGAAACGCTCGACGCTCTCGACGGCCAGATCAAGGCCTCCACGACGGCCGCGGATCTCAATGTCGATGCGGGTCGCGCCCATGCGCTGACCGGGCCGGTGTATGTCGACGGTGCTGAACCGGGCGATCTTCTCGCCGTGAAGATCGAGCAGATCGTTCCGGCAAGC